CGGCTGTCCTTGGTCTTGAGACCGAGGCTCAGTACTCAGGCGGTCCGGCCCAGCGTGACTTTGTCTGTAATTCGGTTATTCCCCTGGGCCGTATCATTGCCGGTCACCTTACAAACCTGTTAAGCGGGATATACCAGTCAGGTACACGATCCGTCGAGCTCAAAGATTGCAAGACGGCTCTCTTGCGTAACTACCCGCTTGTCAGACGCCAGTCTTATCGCGATGCTCACTTAAAAGCTGTCCAGCGTCAGAACAAATTATTCGCCTGGTTCAACACCGACGCTCATCCCGTCATCCAGGAGATGCAGAACGAAAAGACCGAAAAGGTTCTAAACTACAAAGAAGCCGGTGTCACTCTTAACAATCTCATTGAGGTTCACGACCTGCCGTACGATCAGACCGAACACGGCAAACACCACTGGGTATCGATGGGACTGGTCCCGGCCTCTTACATTCTTGACGCCGGTCCTGAAGGGATCACCGGTCCCGAAGCTCCTGAAGGTCAAGACGACGATCCTGACGATAACCCCGCTGATGACGAAAGTAAATCACTTGCCGCTGAATATGCATCCAAGCTGCTCAAGGCTTTCGATCAGCCGCAGATCAAAGCCGATGACGATCCTAAAAAACTTCGCTTATGGCAAAACTGGGTTATCTCCTGGGCCGGTATCGAACGCGAGTATAAAGAAGCCGTCAGAAGATACTTCCTTCGCCAGCAGAGACAATTAACAGACAAACTTAAGAAAGCATTAAAAGAAGCTAAGTCAATTCACAAAGATAACGATGAGATCATCGCCCGTGTCGTATTCGATCTTAAAGACGAAAATAAAAGACTCAAGGTCATCAACCAGGTCTACTTTGCTAAGGCCAGTGAACTCGGTATCCGCCAGACACTCACCGAAGGCGGTGTTACCGGCGATGAACTAGAATCGATGGTCGACAACCTTAAACAGCGTCCGGCAGTAAAAAGGGCGTTGGTGATCTCCAGCCAAAAGATCGCAAAGACCAATAAGACTACACAAAAAAGAATCGCCGACAAGCTTGCCGAAGGTCTCGAAAAGGGTGAAGGTCTTAATGAGTTGACCGACCGCATCAAGAACGAGCTTGGAAGCAACCGGGCCAGATCCTTGAGGATCGCCAGGACTCACACCTCAGGCGCTGTCAGTACCGGTCGACAGGAAGGCATGAAAGCAGCAGGCGGCGAACTCAAGTCCTGGATAACCTCCCGCGACGAACATGTCCGCGACGCTCATAAGGCTGCCGAGGGTCAATACGGTAAGGGCATCCCGCTAAATGCGGCTTTTGATGTCGGCGGCGAAAGCTTGATGTACCCCGGCGACCCTTCTGGCTCGGCGGCAAATATAATGAACTGTAGATGTCTGCATATCATGATGGCAGCAGCAGGCAAGTCGCTCGGTCTGGACTACTACGCAAATATCAAATTTTATTCATACGACGACATGAATAAAGCTCACTCAATTTCAAAGGGCAAGGACAATGAATAAAGCTCAGTTTTTTTTCGCTAACGTAAAAGCAATCAACGAAGAGGAAAAGAGTGTCGACGTGATCGCCTCGACTCCCGACAAGGATCGTGACGGCGATGTCATTCTCCCGAGTGCTTTTAAAAAGAATCTCAAGTCGTTCAAGTCCAACCCTGTTATCCTGGCCTGTCATATGCACCGATTGCAAACGGGTTCGTCGCCTGTTATTGGCTCGGCGATCCCCGAGACCATCAATATTAACGACAGGGCACTCAGCTTTAAGATGAAATTTGCTGATACGGATCTCGGTAACGAGTACTGGTCTCTTTACCGTGACAAACATATGCGGGCATTCAGCGTCGGCTTTATTCCTGAAAAGTGGGAAGACAAGCGGGACGATAACGGCAGATGTACCCACCGCACCTACACCCAGGTCGAGTTGCTCGAAACATCAGCCGTCCCCGTCCCCTCAAACCCCAAGGCCCTTGCCCGTGCAAAAGGTTACTTCGATGATGAACAGGATAAGGACCGGCTCACAGACTCGATCAAATCAACGATCGATGAAGCCATGAAATCACACTTCGACGACATCGAAGAAAATCTCGAAGAGATCAAAGATTTGCTTATCCCAGATCCGGACGATTCGCAGAAGACCAAGCTCGGCGGTCATTCTGATACGACTCGCTCCGCTGGGGACATCAAGCCCGAGCAAGTCGTAGAAGCATTTAAATCAATATTGAAACCTCAATTAAAGGATATTTAATCATGGACGAAGAACAATTAAAAGAGTTACTGTCAAAGATGCTCGGTGATCACCAAAAAGGTCTGCTGGGCAATGACGACTTTATCAAAAACTTAAGCGGCCTGATCAAGGATCAGCTCACCGACGATTTCAGCGATATCAAAACGCTTAAGAGCAATCTCGAAACTCTGACGACGGAGATCAAAACTCTTCGTAATTTCAATAACGAACCTTGCGTTATCCCAGAAAAACTTTACAAAGGTATCTGGGGTTCACCTGTTCTGGCCAGGGACTTTGGTCTATTCGTGTTGGCTTCGGTTGCAGGCAGCGAAAAAGCTACCGAGATGCTTGTCGCCAAAGGCTACAAGCTCGAAAAAGACTTCAATGAGCAGGACAACACCGAAGGTGCTATCCTGGCTCCAACCCAGTTCATCGATACGCTTATTATGCTTGTCGAATCCTACGGCAAGTTCAGAGCCAACGTTCACACTTACCCGATGACCAGCGACAGTGCCGTAGCTCCGATGCTTACCGGCTTGCTCCAGGTCTACTGTCCGGCAGCTGGTGTTAGCCCGGAAAAATCCGACGCTGGCTTCAAGCCCGTCGGTCTGGGCGCAAAGGAATGGGTTACTTTCTGTGCTATCGACAAGAATCTCGACGAAGACGCCGCGATCTCTATCGGCAATCTCATCGGTGAGCTTATCGCTTTGGCCTTTGCTCTCAAGGAAGACGAAGTCGGCTTCATGGGCGATGGCACATCTCAGTACTTTAACCATGTCGGTATTTGCGGTGCCCTGGCAGCGGCTGAACTTGCTGGTTTGATAGAAGGCTCCGGCAACTCCTGGGCTGGGCTTACCCTCCAGGACTTTAATGACCTGGTCGGTACGCTTCCGGATTCTGCTGATGACGGCATTAATATCAAGTGGTATTGCAGCCGCAAATTCTACTACTCTGTTATGCGTCCGCTCGCTCTGGCTGCCGGTGGTACTACTGCCGAGGAAGTACAAAAGGGCGATAGCTCTCCTGAGAAATTCTTCCTGTCGTACAGGGTCGAGTTCGTCCATGTCATGCCTAAGGTTTCCGCCGCAGACCAGATATGCTGCATCTTCGGTAACCTCAAACAGGGAGCTCTGCTTGGTGACCGCCGCCGTGTGACGATCGAAACTTCTAACGAAGCCCTCTTCACTCAGCGTCAGATCGCTATCATGGGTACCGAAAGAGTGGCCATAACCGTCTTTGGTGTTGGTGACGCCAATGATGCCGGTCCGATCTGCGGCCTCAAGACCGCTTGACTTTAACCTTTAACCGGCAGGCTCCGTATTAGTTGGAGCCTGCCGAAAAGGTGTGATGAAAAGAATAGGCGAGATAATATAATTAATTTTAATATGAAAGGGATTTCAAAATGAATCCGATGCAAAATACAAAAACAGTTCTTATTCTTCCTCCGGAGGGCACAGATAATGCCGACTTTGCGGTACCCGCAGCGGTTGACATTGCCGGTTACGGCCATGTAAGATTTGAGATTATCACCGGCGCCCTTGCAGCTGCTATCGGCTCTGTCGATGAAGCTAGCCCCATCAATATCACCGAGTGCGATATTGTTGACGGATCTTACACTGACAAAACAGACGCCGCACTTGCCGCAGCTATTGCAGATGACGATGACAATAAGGTCTTTGCCATCGATATTAACCTGCAAAACGGCACGCACAAACGCTTCATGAAACCAGCCCAGCCTCATGCCGGTAATGGAGCAGGTACTGACAGTAACCTTATGATCAAGGCCATCCTGTCGAAACCTATGGGTGTCGGCCCAGGCTCACCAGCCGAACAGGGCCTTGAAGAGCTTGTCGTCCTCTGATGATATTGGACTAAACCGTTTACGCAACTGATAACTCAGCCCGCCTCCGGGCGGGCTGATATTTAAAACTTTTAAAAATCGAGGTAATAAAGATGACTCAAGCAACAGCACCTCAAACAATGTGGGTTGTATTCAAAGAAACATACTGCGGTCCAGAAGGCGTTTTCTCTAAAGGTGACCGGAAAGAATTAACCGTCAAAAAACTTCGCCGGATCAAAAAGAAGTTCTGGCAGGAGTCTAACCCGCCGTGGGAAGATCACCTCGATAAGGCCGCCGTCGACCAGGCCGCCGCTCAGTCAGCACTGCAAAAAGCAACCCATCACCTGACGCTGATCGAAGGGCGTTTGAACAAGGCACTTGAAAACAGAAAACGCCTGGTCGCTGCACACGGCAACCTGCTCGAAAGATCAGAAAAGATAGAGGGTCTGGTCGAAAAAGCCCAAAAGACCGCAGACGCCAGGTCTGCCAAGCTGGCCAAGGCCAAAACCCCGAAGTCCAAAAAAGAAAAGCAAAAGTACGAAACACTTCAGGCCCAGGCAGAAGACAGCCGCTTAGAGCTTGATGCCCTTCAGGGCGAAGCCCGTCGTCTTCCTGCTCTGGCATTGAAAGCCGAAGGCCAGGTAATGATAGCCGACGCCGACATGACGCTCATTGACTGCGAGCTGACCGACGCTCACGCCGTTGTGGCCGAACTAAAAGAAACTCTCGGTATCGAGGATGACAAAGATGATAAAAAAGACACCGACCAACAAGCAGCTCAAACCGAAGGCGACCAAAGCGATAACGACAACACCGGCCAACAAACAGATGACGCCGAAACGCAGACCGATTAACTGCATAACAAAATAACAGTAAACGCTTTTTAAAAAGGCTTTAATTATGGGTAACATGTGTACAGTCGAAGACGTCAAGACCAGGCTCGGTCTAAGCGATACCGACTACGACGATATTATCACACAGATTGTCGGCGGCGTCGATTCGATCTTTGATCAGCGTACATACCGCACGCTGATCGCGCCGGTCGCAGCCGTTACTGAATATTATAGCGGTCTGGGCTATTATCTTCAGCTGAACCGTTATCCGGTAATCTCGATCGCTTCGATCACCGAGTCTTACGACTACGATTTTGACAACTCAACGCCTTTAACCGTCAACCAGGATTACCGTCAGATGAACTCTGGCAAAAACGGTATCCTCTATAAACGTCTGGGCGGTTGGCTGGATGCACCCGACTGCATCCAGGTCGAATATCGCGGCGGCTTTTGCGCTGCAGGTGTTGCCCCCGGCGCCGGTGAGCACGCCTTGCCTGACGATCTTAGAGAAGCTGCTATCCAGCAGACAAGCCTGATCTTCAAACGTCGCGACGATATCGGTCTGACCAGCCATGGTTTTGACGGCGGCTCGGTCGACATACTCCAATCCATCAGCCTGCTTGCAGAGGTCAAAGAAACCCTAAAGCATTACAGGAGACCATCGCTATGAAGATAGTCCTTGAAATGGGTCCAACGTTTAACAGTGTAGCAGCCGAGCTCGGCTCCATGGGCGGTGCTTTGAAGAAGGCCTGCTCTACCGGTCTTGAAAAGGGCGTCAAGATCGCCTCCGGTAACGTGATCAGCAATCATCTCTCCGGCCAGTCACTAAACCGCCGCACCGGCAATCTCGCCCGTGCCGTCGACAGCTGGCTTGAAAGCGATCATGACGGTGTCGTCGGCATACATGAAGGCACCGCTGTCGACAAGTACGCTTATCTGCTTGGCGATGAGGACAAGACCATCACGCCGAAGAAAGCAAAGTTTTTGACCATCCCTATCGGCGAAGGGCTTACCCCTTCAGGCGTGGCTAGGTACAAGTCCCCCCGCGAGGTTGAAGGTGGTTTCTTTGTTAAAACCAACGGCCATCTGTTATTCGGTTACAAACGTGGAAAGAAGGGTAAGTTCCGTCCGCTGTTTACATTGGTCAAGAGCGTCCTGGTACAGGGCACAGGAGCCTTGTACGACGGAGTAATGGAAAGCATGGACGATGTTTCGCTTGCGATCGAAAAAGAGATTGACGCCCAGTTAGGAGCTTCTTAAATGCCAAATGACGGATCGATCATAGTAACAGCAGAAAAGTGGATCGCCGATGCCCTGGCTGCACTCAAAAAAGTCGAAGCTCCAGACGAAAAAGTTTTCAAGGCAGCCGAGCCCTGGAACTACCAGATCGATCCGACCAGGGGCGGCGTCGAATCGTTCGTTAAATATTCCCCCTTCGCTTTTGTTTCGTTCCTTCCTCCAGGTTCGTCCAGGCATGGCGACTACGACCTGGCCGAAGAACTCTTATTCGCTGTAGCTCTCGGCACTGTATCGAAAGCCGTTGGCGTCGCCAGGACCGGCGATGCAGATAGCTACGGCATCGGCAAGCTTTACGATCTGGCGGTTAATGCGATCGATAAGCATCATCCGTCCGTCGAAGGCTGCGACGAACTTTACTACTTCGACAGTGACCTGGTATCCGAAACAGACAAGTCATACTGTATGCAGCTGTACTTTAAGTGCAAATTTTTCCGCACTCAGTAATAAAATTAGAAATTAATATTTGGGAGTTTTAAAATGACCACAGTGAACAAAAGATCATACACGCCACAGGCGATGACGATCAACGGCATCGATGCAGGCGGTATAATGACCGCGAGATTATACTCGGGCTTTGAAGAGTATTACCAGTCCGCCCCGGACGGTTTGGACATACCTGTAAGTGACAAGGAGATCCAGTACGTTCGCGGCTCGATCGTTACTCAGGACTGGGTTCATGCAGTCGAGCTGATCACCGCCGCCGCCTCGAACCTGGAATTCTACGAACGCAAATCCGGCGTAGCAGCAGCGACCGGTTATCTTAAGCATGTGATAGTAAATCCTGTCATCCACCGCATGCGTCTTTTGTTCAATCGTAAGCAGTTTGCAGGCGCCAGCTTTGACTTTGAATGCAAAGCCGCCGACGAGACATCCGGTATCATCGACATGCACCAGGTTACCGACGCTCAGTCCGCACCGACGTATGTTTCAGCTGCTCGCGGCGGTTATCGCATTATCAGTGCAACCCACGGCACAGCCGGTGGTCTGCTCAGTATTCTTCACTCGACCGATCTTGAGATATCTATCGAGCTTCAGCTGAGCAAAGAATGCAACGACGCCGACGTCGGCTATACCTGTGTCGATGCAAAGACCGATGGTATGCGTGTTACTTCCAGGCTCAGCTTCCAGGACGGCGGCATCAAGAACGCTACTACCCAGCAGCTTACCCAGCAGCTGATCACCGCCGCCAAAGGCCCGCTGGTCGTTACCGTCAAACAAGGCCAGGCAGCGGCAAACAAAGTTATCACACTGGCCAATGCCGATATCAAGCAGGTCTCCAGCGACGCAAGCGTCAAGGCCCCGTATACCGGTTACACCGCCGAGATGGAAGTTGCCAACACAGCCGGCACGCCGCTGACTCTCGACGGAACCAACAAGGTTCTCGAAATAACCGACGCCGCATAAGCTTCTAGCGAAAGACGTTAATGTCTAATAAAGATGTAAATATTCATATAAAGACCCCCGGAGCTGACGAGTCGGCCCGTGATCTTAACAAGGTCGGCAAAGCCGGTAGGAAGGTCGGTGACGATGTAAGTGCCGGTTCCAAGAAAGCCGGTAGGTCCGCCCAGTCCAGCTCTCAAAAGCTTTCCGGCATGGGCCGTGTCATGTCGTCTCTCGGAGCCCAGGTCACCGGCCTTGCAGCCGCATGGCTCGGTATGGAAGGCGTCAAAAAACTTCTCGACTACATGATCCAGAGACTCGAGCGTATAAAGAAGCTTCAGGAAGACATCTACGCCAAATCGCTCGAGATGGCTCAGGTCGGTCAGTCCCTGGAGATCCAGACCGGTACTACCGGCAAGCAGAAAGACTGGACTAAAAAAGCCATTGAACTCCAGCAGGCCGGTGGCCTTGGCGATATCAACACAGCCAAGGAGATGATGGTAGCGATGGATATCGCCTTCAGCAACCAGGGCGGTATCAAGAATAAGGACATAATGCAGCTTGGTGCTTCGATCTCTCCTTTTGTCGGTGCAAACCAGATGTCCGGTTCCGAGGTGACCAAGCTCTTCGAGTTTGCTGGTATCGCAGGTATCACTCCTGAAGAAGAGTCTTACAAGCAGTACTTCGCCAAGCTCCAGGCCGGTTACACTTCGAGTAAAGCAACCTCTTTCGGCGACTT